GTTCCCGGCGGTCTCGGCGGCGGCGGTCATGGCGCGCCCCCGATTCGAGGAGTGCGTCGCTGTTCTTCCGGAATGTATACCGCTCGCGTTCGCTCTCGCCGTGGACGAGCGCGCCCCGCGTCTGGATGTCGTGTTCGTCGTCCCGTGTCTTCGGGCTCGTTGGGATCGTAACCTCGCTGGCTTCGTCAAGTCCCTCGGGTTCGTACCAGTGCCTGTCGAGCGATTTTTCGAGGGGTTCGGTCTGAGCGGTGATCGCGTCGACCGCGATCTGGGCGTCCTGGTCGGCGTCCCCAGGCAGCTTCGCCTCGCGGAGTGCGCGTCGGAAGTCGTCGAGCGTGCAGTAGCCAGTCTCTTGCATCGGTCAGTCCTCCCGTCGCGTCCCGAGCGCCGCGTACTGTATGGTGGTCTCGGCGACCATGATTCGCGGACGTTACCCTCCGGCCGAGAGCAAGACGTTGGCGGTGTCGTCCACGTTGCCGGTGCCGGTACTGCAGCGGATGCGGATCTCTTGGACGCCCGTTTCGATGACGTCGTTGTAATCCGCCGAGCCGGTGTACTCGGTGTTGGCGTTCTTAATCCAGTTGCCGCCGCGACGCCGGACGTCGAGCTGGTAGTCGGCCGCCGCGTCGCCACGGATGTGGACCGAGGCCGTGGTCGCGCCGAGCATCCGGATGGACACCGACCCGCCCGCGTTCTCGATGTCGATTTGTTCTTCGGCGACCTGTGGCGAGTCACGCACGGGTTAGTCCTCCAGTTCGCTGCGGCGGTCGGCGACCGCGTCAGTTACGGTGTTGCTCGTCTCGACGGCTTCGATCTCGTCGAGGTGGTCGTCGAGGTCGCCCGCGCGAACGGCGTCCGCGCGGTCCTGATAGTTGTTGTCCAGCCAGCCGTTCGACGAGAAGTCCTCGCCCTTGAACAGCGACTCGTCGCCAGCGGACACGTCTTTCTCCGGGGCAGCCGCCTCATCGGGGCGTTCACCCTTGGTCTTGGCGTCGGCCGTGGAGCCGTCACTCGCGACGTCGAGCGTGTCGACGAGGTCGTCAGAAGCGACGTCGGCTGACGGGAGTGACTCGACGTGATCGCAGTTCGGGCACGCTTCGCCAGCGGGAAGCGTGTCATGGTCGCACGCCGTATCTCCGCCAGTTCGCTCGAAGTCGTCGCGCTCCTCCGTGAGGTACGCGGCCATCTCCTCGTCGACGTCAGCCTGGTCGCCGATTCCGAATCGTCGGTTGAGCGGCCGGATATAGACCCGGCCGCCCGACGTCTTCTCAACCCGAGGCATGATTAGGCGCTCCCCGTGCTGGTGACGACCCAGCCACTCGTGGTGCCGTCGATGTTGAGGACGGTCGCTGTCGCGCCCTGTGCGGTGAGATTAGCCGGTCCGGTGGCGACGAAGTCCGCGTCAGCGAACGACACGGTTGGCGCGTTCGCGCCGCCGTCGTGGACGACCGTGACCTCCCGGCCCTCCGCAGCGGCGGTCGAGAGGTCGACCGTGTTCGTCCCGTCGGCCGTGACGACGTGGACTCCGCTGTCTTCGCTGACGGTGGTGTCCGCGCCGTTCGCGGGCGCGTCGGTCGCGACGTTCTCGCGAGCGCCGTCGGACAGCGCGAGCCCGCGCTCGTAGCGGTCGCGGATCTCCGCGTTGGTGGTGGGTCCTGCCATCAGTTGTCGACCTCCTCACCGTCGATGTAGATGTCGACTGGTTCGCCTTCCGGGATGCGGTGCTCGGTTCCCTGTGTCTGGATCACGACCGCGTCGTCGCCGTCGTGGCTGTGATAGACATCGGCGAGCGGCTCGTCGTCGTGGTCATCGGGCGTGCCCCGATAGACCGTTGTGCGCGTCATGTCAGATCACCACGTTAGGCCGCGGGGTCCTCGATGTTCTTGACGAGCGTGCCCGCCTGCAGGCTCTTGATCTGGAAGTCGAACTGTCCTTCGAGCCAGTTCCGGCTGTGGAGTACGTTCTCGTTGACCTTGTCGGAATTCGTCGTCTGGTCGAGCTCCATCTCCCGGAACAGGCCGTACGCCAGGTTCTCCGGATTCGTGAGCATCGCGTACTGGTTTGGCCAGCCGTTCACGCCGATGATGTCGTACTCGAACGGCGTGACGTCGCCGTCGCCCATGAGGACGGCCGCGCCGCCGACGTCCTCGCGCTGGGTCAGGTCGAAGTTGTACTCTTGGACCTGGTCCGGGCTGCACAGCCAGACGACGTCGTCGGGGTCGCGGAACCGTGGATCGAGCTGCTGGACGCCGTCGTTGAACATCTTCGTGTCAATCGGAGCGTCGGCCATGTCGACCTCGGGCATCGAGTCGACCTCACCCGCGGCGGTGTTTTCGAGGCCGATGCGGTCGGAGTTGGCGTCCTTGCCTTCGGCGACGGCGACCCAGCCGTTCCACGTGTCGTCAAGGCCGGACGCGCCAGCGCCAGCGTAGGCTTCGAGGTTGCCGCTGGTGGCGTTCGCGCGCATGCCGATCAGGCCGATGTCGTTCGCCCACCGCTGGATGAACTCGTCGATGATGTACTGGCCGAACTCGTCGTTGTCGTAGTGCGTGTTCTTGAGCGCGTCTCGCTTGGGCTCAACGAGGATGTAATACTGCTTGTCCGTGGTGTTGAACTTCACCTCGCCAGACTCCGCGTCCGCGCTCTGCGGGCGGTTGCCGCCGTCGTCGCGCGTGTTGCCCGAGAGCATCGGCACACCGAACCGGGGGACGTCCATCTCGAGTCGGTCGAGCGGCATCACGTCCGCCATGCTGAGGATGTCGATCTCGTTCTGCGTTCGCGTCAGGAACTCCTCAAACGTCTCGGGCGCGAGCTGGTAGCCGTCCAGATCCGCCAGCCCGATGTCCTTCTGCGTGCCGTGCAGCGCCTCGCGATTCTGCTGCCGTCCAGGGGAAAGAGAGTTAGTGCTCATGTGGATACCTTGTTAGTTGAGTGCCTTGCCGAGCTGCTCGAGATTCTCTTCGTCGCCACCGTCGTCGGCCGCCGCTGCGGCCTCGATCTGGGTTGAGTGGCCGGACTGCCGCTGGATCGTGTCGAGGCGGTCCTCGACTTCATCGACGCGCGCAGCCTTCTCGTTGAGTTGCTCGATGGCCTCCGCGACGCCGATGTCCGAGTCTTCATCGACGCCGAGTGCTGCCTTCGCGGCGTCCTCGCGAACCTCGTGGGTCTCGCCGTCGATCTCGATCTCGGCCGTCTTCGCCTCCGGCCCGGTCAGGGTCTCGGTGAGGTCTTCGACCGCCTGCGTGAGGTCGCTGATCTGTTCTGCGTTCTTCTCGACCTGTTCGTCGAGCGACTTCTCGTCGTCGCTCTTGCTGGAGTCGTTCTCGTCGGTCATGTCAGTTGAAGTCGTGTCGTCGTCCGGCGTCTCGCCGCCGGTGGCGTGTTCGCTACTCGATGCGTCCGCAGCGTCGACGGCCTTCCGGTGGACTCGCTGCGCCATGCTGGCGAGTTGGTCCGTCGGACTGTCGACCGTGTCCAGCGACTCGATCACGTTCCCAGTCGCCTGTTCGAGATCGGCGACGCTTCCGTAGACCGAGACGTGTGGGTCGTCGAGCGGCTCCGGGAACGCCTCCCGACGCCAGTCGACGTAGACATCGTGCTCGGGGAAGTCGACGCCCATCCCGAGCAGGTCGCCGTCGTAGTCAGTGCCATCGTCCTCGGCCGCGCGAACGCGAAACACGTCGACACCGACCGTATCCTCCTTCGCTACGGCCCTCGCGTTCTCCACATCGGGGTCGTCGCCACCGTCCTCGGGCTCGCCGCCGTCATCGGTGGCCGTCCAGCTGCGGGCGTCGTGTTCACTGAGGTCGAAATCCGTGTTGTCGCGGTCGGTGAACCGCGTCATGCCGTGATCGACGCCAGCGTCTTCGAGGATGTCGAGATTCGCGTCGACGGCGGCCATCGCGGACTCCCGATTCGCGTTCGAGAGCGTCCGACCCTCCTTGCCCACATCCGGATTGTTCGACGTGGGGTCCGGCTCGTAGTCGGACGGGGTGTCGCCAGCGCTGCCTGGCTTTATTGCCGACATCGCGGCCTTGCCGACGCGCTCGAAGAACGACTGCTTGCCCGGCTCGCCAGCGCCCTCGATGTCGACGGCGTCGTTGAGGTACTCCCACAGCTGTTCAGCCTCCTCCTCGGAGTGGCCGCGTTCTTGAGCTTCGTCGAGGAACGCATCACGATTGCCGAGGTGGTCGCCGAGCCGTTTTTCCATCGCGGCCTTGTCGAGGATCTGGGCGTCCGGAACAGCGGGGATGTCCACCGTGGACACCTCGCGCATGATTCCGTCGACGATCTTCCAGATGAGTTCCTCGCTATCGATCTCCGGCGGCACCTCGACATCGGCGACTGAATCGTCGTCCTGTTCGTAGGGGCCGTCCCAGCGGACGCCGTCGATGCCGACCGAGTAGCCAGCGAGGATGCCATCCTCAACGAGGCTCCATAGCTGGTCGTCCTCGAACTCCCACGACTGCACCCACGCGCCAGCGGGCACGGTCTTCCCGCCGATTGTCTCGGGTTCGTCGAGCACTTCGTTTCGTTCGAGCGTGAGATGGTCGTCGGGGAAGACGGCGTGCATGACGCCGCCACCAGCTTCGCCGACGCTCTCGAAGTTCTCGAACTGCTCGGCGAACTCGCGGAGCTGCTCCGGGCGGAGGAAGTCGTTCTGCAGGTCGACCTTGTTCGACACCATCACGATACCGGTGCCGACCTGCTCGGCGTCGTCCTTCGTGACCCACTCGACGTCCTTTCGGATTGCTTGTGGGCCGTCGGACTTCTTGGTCGTTAGCGGAGGCATGCGTCAGCCCCCATCCTGTTCGTCTTCGCCGTCGTCGTTGGCGGCGTCCGCGTCGGCGTCCTTGGTCTTGCCGAGCTTGTTGGCACGACCGGTG